CTCCCTTTATCATTAACTTTAATTTTACTTACTGATCCGTCGTTCTCTAAAAAATAAAGGATACTTAAATTTTCCTTTTCATATTCAACTTTTTCAAACGATTTATCATAGGATTTGAATTTTAAATTTTTTATGCCTTCATCGGCTAATTGCTTATTGGCGTCTTCAATCATTTTAGCTACCGTTTTGTTTCCCAATTCTGACTCTAGCGTAGGCTCAGAGGCGCAACCTCCCATACTAAAAAGCATTGCTGCGCTAAAAAATACAGCGAACAGTTTTTTCATTTTCTTTTCCCTCCATACTGTTATTTATTACATTATACCACTCAATAGCGAATCACAAAATACTTACTTGCATATAATATATATTATGAAAATTCTTATCAATGAGCAGCGAGTAAAGAAAGGTGTGTCATTAAGGGAATTATCTGCAATGACAGGAATAAGTAAAAGCGCACTTAACGCCCATGAAAATGGCAATCCATCACCTACTTTGTTGCAGTTGGAGCAAATAGCAAAAGCGTTGAATATACGAATAACGGACCTGTTTGAGTCCGATTTTAAATAGGCCAGTGTCCGGATTTCCGGACAAATTATGTGATTTTAACAAAAGTAAAATATTTGAGCTATAATATAGCTATAGAAAATATTACCAATTTCATAGGAGGACAAAGATCATGAACGAGGAAATCTACATAGAAAGGATATCTATTATGCTGGGACGCATTCATTCTCTGGAAGCACTAAAGCGCATTTACAATTTTGTAATGAGATATTACATTTAAAAAAGCGGAAATTTCACCCTCCGCTTTTTTTCTTTGCTTTTTCTGCTAACGTTAAAAGAAAATCTTTGATTGCTTTTTGTTGCTCAGGTGGTGCCTCTACATAGGCCTCGATAATAAATCGGTCATAATCATCCAGCTTGTACTCGTCCACAAGGGAGTCAATGATTGTTTCGGGGATAGCAGTAAACTTATCATCCCCTATACCTGTTTCTAACCAGAATGGGTCTACTTTATATTCACTACGTAGAAGTTTAATAAGGGATTCGGTAACCTTGTTTTCGCCCTTTTCAATCTTAGATACAGCAGAGTTAGTGATCCCTATCCTTGACCCGAATGTTTCTTGGCTGAGGCCTAGCTCTTTCCGAATCAATTTGAATCTATCGTTTATAGTCATATTACCCTCCTTTCTATTTACATAATACAACATAAATTTGATTTAATCAAGAATTTATGTTGACATATTTGATTTAATACAATATAATGTGGATGTAATCAAGTTGACAAGGAGGAAAGCAAAATGGATGAATTAACGATTTTAAAAAGAGCTTATGCGCAGACGCTTGAACTTATCGAGCAGGAAAAGAAAATCAATGAAAGAACTATCGGAGAACTTGGCAGGGAAAACAACATATCAGTCTATAGGCTACAAAAATATTATGAAGAAGAAAGATATTTACATGATAGAATCGTGGAACTAGAAAATAAAAAATAGCCCTGATGAGTCGCTGAAAATTGCGACGAAACGCTGAGATAGCGTCGGCTATGTGAGGAGGTGAAAACGTGGAAGTCAAAAATAACGAGGAGCTTCGCATCATATTAGGAGATCTAAACGGTTTGAGAGAGGGGCTCATCCTTAAACAGAAGTATATTAAAAAAGGTATTGAGCCCATAAATCTTCCCAGGAGCCTTTTTCTGGAAGAAGATATTAACCAATTGATCTACGTTATGGAGAAACTGGAGGTTTTAATATCATGAAATATCATTTCTCGGCAGGAGAGTTTGGGTGGGGATTTATTATCGGGATTGTGATTACGATCATAGTCCTAAGATTCCTATAAGATACGCACTAATAACAGTAGTCAAGATTCCAAGCACAAAGCCACTAATAAAATTGGTGAAAAAATTCTTACGGAACGCCTTTGTTTCCTCTTCTTTAGAGATTAGGTAATCCAAGCCAGCTACACTGATTTTAAAAGGCTCTTGCGGCCCCTGGTCTTCTGTTTCTACTGCGTATTGTATTAAATGTTTTGTAAGAAGCTGACGCAAATTAGTGTATGAGTTTTGACAGATTTTGTTTATCTCATCACTTGTCAAATGGCGTTTGCTAATAGTCTTTAGCACCTTGTGTGTCTTATCTTTTGATAACATACGAAATCACTCCTCTTTAGGTAAATATTACCATTAAGGCGTGATAACTGCAACATAACTCTACGAAAGGAGGTGAGAGTATTGACTGGTAAAGAGCTGCCTGAGAAGATTGCTCAGGCTACAGAGATTGCGGAGATTCTGGCGTACCTGAAAAGCTTAGGATATAGCTTTGAGGGAGAGAGCAAGGGCTTCCTTAAGTGCTTGCTCGTTATGCATGGTCCGCAGCCGCATAGAAATGCGATGTAGATAGGAGGTGGTGGCATGGAGCTTGCAAAATTTATTACCGCAAAGGATATTGAGGACATTTTCAGAGAGGGAGGTTTCCCAATCAGTTATTCCAAAGCGCTTGAAATCAAAAAGGAGCTTAAAGCTGAGCACAAGGGCGTTAAGCTGCCCAACAAGTACGTTATCCCTCTGGTGTGGCTTGAGGATGCTTATAGTGAGCTAGCCTATCAGGGAAAAAGAACAGCGAGGAAAAGCGTATGAGACGCCGCAACGTGATGCTCGTGATCTGGGCGATGCTACTGCCGTTCATCACCGGCTTTTATCTTGGGGCTCATATCCCACAGCCATACACAGAGGCAGATGCTGCAGCTATAAAGGCCTATATCTTAAAAGAGATAGACTTAACACCTAAACAGCTAAAGCGTTTGGATATGGACAGCGACGGACGCATATCGTCACTTGATTATGTGATGGTAAAAAATCGTATAAAAAAGGATGCTCCATAGACTTGGTGGTCAGAGCATCCAATAGTGAGTGGCTTTTAAAAGCCAACTCCATTATATCAAAATTCGGAGGAATCAGAAAGTGGAAAAATTAGTATTGAAGCGTCGTCCACCTGCCGGCCGTGGCTCTGTAGTGAGAATCGACGCAGCGCTCTTGGCAGAGGTTGAGACTCTGTCCTGTAAGACAGGCTACTCTCTTAAAAAGCTCATGGACATCCTAGTGCGGTATGCGTTGGATAACACTGTAGTAGAGGGCGGAGAGCCTGAGGAGGAGAACAGATCATGAATGCTGAAAGACGTAAGCGTAGAGACGCTATAGGGGAAATACTCTCAGCTATTATTAGCGATATTGAGGAGCTGAAAGACGACGAGGAGGGCGCTTTGGAAAACATGCCTGAGAGCCTACAGGAATCAGAACGAGGCGAGAAGATGCGTGAAAACGTTGATAGCCTCGAAGAAATCATATCAGAATTGGAGAGCCAAAGAGACTACCTCTCGGAAGTGGATTAGGAGGAGAAAAATGCCAAAGATCGCGTATAAAGACATCACCTTTCGAGGCGCTAGTCTGGATACGATACAGTTAGTAAATAAAGTGATTGAGGAGTACGAGGGTATGGGCTACGACCTGACCCTCAGACAGCTATATTATCAGCTAGTAGCACGAGGTTACATCGAAAATAGCGATAGGAGCTATAAGCGGGTGGGAGAACTTATCAATAACGCGCGTCTTGCGGGTCTTGTGGATTGGTACTCAATCACAGACAGGACAAGGAACATGAAAAGTCGCTCACACTGGAATAGCCCGGGGCAGATAATAGAATCAGCGATAAATCAGTATTTTATAGACCTGCGGAAAGACCAGCCTCATTACATCGAGGTGTGGGTGGAAAAAGAGGCCTTGGTCGAGGTAGTAGGTAAAGCCTGTCATGTCCTAGACGTTCCTTATTTTGCCTGTCGAGGTTATGTGAGCCAAAGTGAAATGTGGGCGGCTGCTCAAAGATTATCGCAAGAAGAACGCAATAGAGGAGATATGAGGTCTGTGATATTGCATCTGGGTGACCATGATCCGAGTGGTGTTGACATGACCAGAGACATACAGGAGCGACTAGCAATGTTTGGGGCTGCTACGGTGGTAAGACGTATCGCTTTGACTTATGATCAAGTGCAAGCGTATAACCCGCCACCTAACCCAGCTAAACTTACAGACAGCAGATACAAGGCTTATATCGAGCGATACGGTGATGAGAGCTGGGAGCTTGATGCGTTAAACCCGACAGTCATACATGACCTTATCACTGAGCATGTAGACAAACTGACGGACTTTGAGCTACTACGCAGCCGCAAAGAACGCTTACGAGAAGAAAAAGACAGTATGCAAAAATATCTTGAGATGATGGAATAGGAGGAGAAAAATGCGAAGTAAAGAAAAATCGGTTACAGCTGTAATCATGAAAAACGGCGATGCACAAACCACCATACGAAATTGTGAGGGAAAGGATGTCGGCTTTATGGTCACTGCAATCTCGAAAGCTGCGGGGGAATTCATGGGGGGAATCGTTCCTAGAAAAGCAGCAAAGATATATCTCCTTGCCCGTGTGATAGAAGGACTTAAGCAGGCAGATATGCCAGTCTCACCTGAGGATTTGCAAGAGCTTGCAGATGCATTAGAGACAAATGCTGAGGGTACGGCATGAAATTTTGGAGAGCCTCTTTAGCTTTCACCGCACTGCTCGTAATGTACTTCTGCAGCTTGGCTGCAAGCGCGTCATGGGAGCAAAGAGTCGAGGAGCTGCGCGTGTTAAATCAGTTAAACAAGCAGGAGATCATGAAGCTGCAGCACACAGTAGATCAGCTAGATAAGGAGCTCAAGGTCACTGATAAAAGGATAGTAGACCTCGAAGCGCAACCAAATTGAAGAGCTCTAGGGCTGTTTAGGATAACGTACTACTGGATAGGTGAGGACCAATGGGGCGATACGATCGCAAGGCCGTGCAAAGACAAGCACAAGGCCATAGAGGGTCATACGATTGCAGTAGATCCAGACGTTATACCTTTAGGCAGTGAGGTGCTCATTGATGGGCATGTGTATGTTGCTGAGGATGTGGGTGGGGCTGTAAAGGGCAATGTCATTGATATCTATAGCAGCAGCCCGAGATTGAAAGCATACGAGACAAAAATTTATATAAAGGAGGAGTAAATGGACATAACAGCAAATCTGTTGATGGATATGGGTATAACCCCTGAATTAAAAGGATTTGACTATATCAAATTAGCGGTAGCCTTCATCATATCGGATAAGGCAAAATACCGGAATGTAACGAAGACACTTTATCCAGATATTGCTAAGGCATCTTGTTCCACTCCAGCAAGAGCGGAGAGGGATATCCGACATGCAATAAGTAAAGCAATCTATCTAGATCACGGAGAAATAAAAAATTTAATCGGCGTATCACCATACAAGAATAGGATGACTAATTCAGAGTTTATATTTTCGTTGGCATACGTTGTAAGTGAAAATGGAGGGTAAAAAGAATGGAAATGAATATTTTGATTAAAGCAGAGGAGCGTCTGCTCAACGTGCTGGAAAGACTTGCAAAGGCATGGGAGACCTCTTTGCACACACAGGAGTCAACAACAGCGACAGCTACTATTACCACAGAAACGCCTAAAATGCCAGAGACGCCGAAGACGACAAAGCATCTGCACTATGGGCTGCAGGCAGACGGTGTAAGCACCTATACCAAGTGGGATGATATGTGCAAAGCACTTGACCATGCGAGAGAGACGCAGGGACCTGCTAAAGTCAAAGAAGTGTTAACAACCTACAGTGATAACGGTGAGTATGGAGGTGTTCAGCCTGCAAAGTGGGACAAGGTTATCAAAGAGTGTTACGCTGCCAAGGCAAAGACTGAGCAAGCACCAGAGCCTAAAGTTGAGGCAGAGCCGGAACAGGTGGCGGATATCTCGGAGGAGGAGCTGCGCACAGCCTGTACGATGGCAAAAAATGCGGGCGTCAATGTGCCGCACTATCTTGAGAGTATCGCAGGAGTCAAACGAGTTACCAAAGTGCCAGAGGGGCTCAGAATCAAGGTAAAAGAGGCACTAGAGGCAGAAATGGGAGGTGTGGCATAAATGGACCAGATAAACCATAAGGAACGTGAGCATGCTCTGCTGAGTGCCTCTGGGGCTACTCGCTGGATGGCATGCGCGCCAAGTGCCCTGCTGGAGGATAACTTCCCCGAACTAAGCAGCCGCTGGGCCGATGAGGGCACTGCACGCCATGAAATCGCTGAGCAGATCCTGCGCAACAAACTTGACGGTAAGCGTATGCCGGCCTTTCGTGATCCTGACAAAAAACAGATGGCTGAGGATGTTATGCCTTATGTGCAGTACGTCCTCCAGACATATGACAAAATCAAAAAGGAGCACAGCGATGCCGTTATCATGCTTGAGCAACATGTTAGGTTTGATGATTGGGTGCCCGGTGGCTTTGGTTCCGCAGACGCTATCATCATCGCCGGAGGCACTTTAACACTGATAGACCTTAAAAATGGCCACATGAAAGTGCAGGCCGTGGGAAATCCTCAGCTGCGTCTATACGCTTTGGGAGCCCTACAGGAGTATGATTTTATCTATGACATTGAGCAGGTTGAGTATGTCATCGTACAGCCGCCGCTCGATCATGTGGACAGTGAGCTCGTAGTGGTCGATGAGCTTTATAGTTGGGCTGATTATAAGGTAAAGCCGGCAGCAGAGCTCGCTTTGTCTGGTAAGGGCTTGTTCGTAGAGGGAGAGCACTGTAAATATTGTAAGGCAGTGCATTGCTGCCGACACCGTCTCAACACCTATCAGGCCATTGCTGACCTGATGGATAAAAAGCCTGCAGAGCTTGCGTCTACTGGAGATATAGCGACGGTGCTACGCAACGCTGATAGCGTTACTAAGTTTATCAAGGCGTGCACGGACTTTGCTGTCGATGCGATGCAGCATGGAGTCAAGTATCCGGGATGCAAGCTGATTGAGGGACGTGGTAGCAGTGCTCTTATTGATGGCGCTGAGGCTACCCTTGTGCAGCGTCTTGTCAATGCGGGAGCCGATAAGGATCTGATCTATAAGCCTGCAGAGCTTGCAACAAAAACAGAGCTGCAGAAGCTCGTCGGCAAAAAGGTCTTCGAGGGGCTGACAGCAGACTTGTATAAAAAGATTCCGGGCAAGCTCAAAGTCGATAAGGCAGAAAGTAGCAAGCCGGAATGGACACCACCAAACTCTGCGGTAAGTGATTTTGATGGAGAGGAGCTGAGCGAGTATGTCAAGGTCGTATCTTAAAGACTACGAGGTCGCATATATAGAGGCGCTTATCAATAATAGACTCCATGTGTGCGACATCCGCTGTGACAACGTAATATTTCCGGCGCAAGGCTCGCAGCAATCAAGTTTTGTATCAGTAACCTTTATGCCCGACGCGGCATGCGCAGGAGAGGCGTCTGCCAGATTCAACGTGCCTATAAATTTAACAGCTAGGCCTCTTGTTGACCACATAGCCGAGAGGTGCATCATGGATATTGCAAATTACTTAAAAAATGAATATGTATATAGAAATAAGGAGGATATTTAACATGGCATCAGTATCAACGGAAAAAATGAGAACAAAAAAGGTCAAGGTGTGGTATGAGCACCTGCTCGAACCTAAACAGGACGATAGCGGAAAAAATTATTATGATTGTATGCTGCTGATTCCAAAGACGGACACGGATGTGGTAGCAAAGGCCAGAAAGCTTATTGACGGCCTAGCAAAACAAGTTTTCGGTACCGCAGCTGGTAAGGTCAGAAAACCTTTAAAGGATGGGTGTGACTTTACAAACGGAAAGGGAGAGCATCCAGAAGAAATGGACGATTACTGGTACATGAACGCAAAGAGCCAGTACAAGCCGGACGTTATCGACGTATACAAGCAAAAGCTTGAGACTGCAGAGGATGTCTATTCAGGCATGATCTGCCTTGCATGTATCAACTTTTACAGCTACAACGAAAAAACTAACAAAGGCGTGTCGTGTGGTCTGAGCTCTCTTGTCAAGGTAGGGGCCGGAGAACGTATCGTTGGACAGGGAAGCGCTGAGAGTGATTTCGAGGGCGAAGATCTGTCATCTTATGCAGAGGAGCCGGAAGATGGCGAAGAGGACTACTAATCGTCACCTCTCTATCGACATTGAGACATATAGCTCTATACCTATTAAGTTAGGTGTCTATAAATATGCGGAGAGTCCTGATTTTAGGATCTTGATATTTGGCTATGCTTGGGACGACGAGCCCAGAGAGGTTATAAGCCTAGAGGAGGGTGAGGAGATACCGGACGACGTACTCCTTGCCCTTACCTCGTTCCGCGTCACAAAACATGCATATAACGCTCAATTTGAGCGAGTCTGCCTGATGAGGCACACAGGACTATCGCTTGCACCAGAGCAGTGGTGCTGCACGCAAGCTCAGGCCTGTATCGTAGGTCTGCCTGCGGGTCTTGCAAACGTCGGTAAGGCACTAGGACTTGAGCAAGACAAGCAAAAAGACACGACAGGAAAAGCGCTTATAAGGTATTTTAGCGTACCGAGTAAGACCAAAGGGCGAGAGCGCAATATGCCATACCATGATTGGGTGCGCTGGGACAAATACCTCGATTATAACGGGCAGGATGTCACGGCGGAGCATGCGATTGCTATAAGACCGGACGTCTACGATATCGATAAGAGAGAGCGGGAGATATATGCAGTTGATCAACGGATCAATGACAGAGGCGTGTTGATAGATATGCAGATGGTCAATAACATAAATGAGTATACAACACGATATAAGGCCTCTTTGATTGATGAGGCAAAAAAGCTTACAGGACTTGATAACCCCAATTCAAACGCTCAGTTTCTGGAGTGGCTCAAGCAACAATTTACACATGTGACCTCAGGGGATAAGGAGACTGTTGCAGGTCTGCTTGCTCTCGGTGATGAGCTCACAGACACCCAGCGCAAAGTTTTGGAGCTGCGTCAAGCGCTGGGAAAAACGAGCCTTGCTAAGTACGACATGCTAACTAAGGCTACCTGTGATGACGGCCGCATGCATGGAGTGCTGCAGTATTATGGCGCGGGACGTACTGGGCGATGGGCAGGCAGGCTCGTGCAGGTGCAAAACCTCCCACGTAACAATATCAAGGAGCTGGACGAGGTTCGTCGTTGGGTCAAGGCCGGGGATTTTGATACCCTGGAAATGTTATACGATAATGTACCGGATACCCTCAGTCAGCTCATACGTACAGCCTTCATCCCTCCAGAGGGATGCAAGTTTGTCATATGCGACTATTCTGCTATCGAGGCTCGTGTTATCGCATGGCTGGCTCGCGAGGAGTGGCGGCAAGAGGTGTTCCGCACGACCGGCAAGATCTATGAGGCTTCTGCAGCGCAAATGTTCCATGTGCCGATCGAGGATGTCACTAAGGGGTCTGACTACCGTAAAAAGGGTAAGGTCGCGGAGCTGGCTCTCGGTTATCAAGGTGCCGTTGGTGCTCTTATCAACATGGGCGGCGAAAAGATGGGGCTGTCTGAGCCCGAGATGCTGGACATCGTAAAACGTTGGCGTAAAGCATCCCCTAACATCGTTAAGCTTTGGTATGACGTTGAGGCATACGCAAAGGCAGCAATCCGCGAAAAATGCGCACAGAAATTAAAGCAGCGTGACGTAATCTTTGACTATGACCAAGGTATGCTCAAGATAACACTTCCGAGCGGTCGTAGCCTCTACTATCGTGATGCATGCTTAAAGGGTGGTGACTTATATCATATGGGAGTAGGGCAAAATTCCGGTAAGTGGTGCGAGCTATCGACTTACGGCGGCAAGCTCGTCGAAAACATCGTACAGGCTATTGCGAGGGACGTCCTTGCTGATGCAATAGTTCGGCTCAATAAACTAGGTTATCATATCGTCATGCACATACACGACGAAGTCGTTATCGAAGTGCCGGCAGCCAATGCTCAGGCCGAATACGAGATAGTCAAAGAGGTAATGTGTATGCAGATACCGTGGGCAAAGGATCTCATACTCAATGCTGATGGCTTCGTGGCCGATTATTACCAAAAGGACAAGGACTAATGCATATGCGTGTGCAGTCTCAAAATAAGTGAGAAATGGAGTGGTGACGATGGATCTTAAGATCTCTGTGGGTTTGACTCGCAAGGATACTCACTGGAAAAATAAAACGATAAGCTGGGACGCCCTCATCACTCAGTTAAGGGATACAGTAAAAACAAAAGAGACGATGGCCGAATACATGGCTATGAAAAAAGACCAACAGGCTGAGATAAAGGATGTCGGCGGCTTTGTTGGTGGTCACCTCAAAACAGGAAGACGGCTAAAAGGTAACGTTACCTGTCGCAGCATGCTCACCTTGGATATAGATTTTCTGGGCATGAGTGCTGAGGACTTTTGTGACAGGCGTCTGGAGCTGTTGGGAGATAGCCTATGGTGTGTATACTCAACACATAAGCATACGCCTGAGAGCCCAAGGCTCCGGCTGCTGATACCACTCAGCAGGGATGTATCACCAGAGGAGTATGAGGCGATCGCTCGACTTGTTGCTGAGGATATCGGCATTGAGCTATTTGACGATACGACCTATCAGCCAAGCAGACTCATGTATTGGCCAAGCACACCGAGGGACGGCGATTACTTTTGCGACCATGACGGTTTTGAGCCGATGGATGCAGACCTCGTGCTCGCCAGATATACAGATTGGCAGGACATGAGCTTATGGCCTGTGAGCAGTCGAGTCCACAAAGAGCTCAAGCAATCTCTGACTAAGCAAGAGGACCCAACAAAAAAACCAGGGATCGTTGGAGCGTTCTGCCGAACTTATGACATTCCTGCGGTCATCGATAAGTACCTTGCAGACAAATACGAGGACTGTGGGAATGGGCGCTATACTTATGTCGACGGCAGCACCAGCGCTGGTCTCGTACTTTATGAGGATGGGCTCTTTGCATATAGCAATCATGGCACCGACCCAGCCTCCGGGCAGCTCTGTAATGCGTTTGACCTTGTCCGGCTGCATCTATATAGTGCAAAAGATAAGGGCAAACGCAAGGATACGCCCGCTAACCGGCTGCCAAGCTATATGGCCATGTGCGACCTTGCAACAAGCGACGATAAGGTCAAAGGACTATTGGCAAAGGAGAGAGCCTCGGCCGCGCAGGACTTCGCAGGCGAGGACTTGCTGGCATATGATGTAGATACTACTTGGCAGGAGGCTTTAGATATCAATTCAAAGGGCAAGGTACTGCCTACGAGAGACAACGTAATCATTATCATGGAGCACGATCCTCTCCTACAGGGAGCGATTGCCTACAACGAGATCGAGCGCCTCGAGTATCTATGCCGTAGCTTGCCATGGCATAAGCTAAAAAATAAAAAGATTCCTGAGCCGTTACGTGAGGTCGATTGGGCGGGATTAAGACATTACCTCGAAAAGACCTATGAGATCATTGCAGTCAAGACCATAGAGGATGCTGTGCACATCGTGGCAGACAGGCAGTCTTATCATCCTGTAAGAGATTATCTTGACGGACTTATATGGGACGGTACTCCTCGTGTTGACACATTGCTTATCGACTATCTGGGTGCTGAGGACTCTGCATACGTTAGAGCAGTCACTCGTAAGACGCTAGCAGCAGCTGTGCGACGCATCTTTACACCGGGCTGTAAGTTTGACTATATGCTGACGCTCAGGGGCCCTCAGGGATGCCGCAAGAGCAGCCTTGCCCGTAAGCTGGGCATGCACTGGTACAGCGACAGTATCTCAAGCACGCAGCCGGGGAAAGACGCCTACGAGCAGCTCAACGGTGTCTGGATCGCAGAGATGGGCGAGCTCACCGCGATGAAAAAAGCGGAGTCGGAAGCTGTCAAGCTCTTTATATCTAAACAGACAGACCGATACAGAGCTGCATACGCACGTACTGTGGAGGATCATCCACGGCAGAATATCTTTATTGGTACGACCAATGACCGAGAATTTATCAGAGACCAGACAGGCGGGCGCCGGTTCTGGGTCGTGGAGGTACAAGGCTCAAAGGACATCGAGGAGTCTCTGACTCAGGATATCGTCGACCAGGTGTGGGCTGAGGCTGTAGAGTTATCAGAGAGCGGCGAGAAGTTGTACCTGCCGGATGATCTGGAATTGATAGCTGCACAGATACAGGAGGACTATCAGGCTCAGGACCAGCGCCTAGGGCTGATTCAGGAGTACCTAGAGATATTACTGCCAGAAGATTGGGGCGAGCGTAACATCGAAGCCCGTAAGGACTATATACAGAATTGCCTTAATGATGGGGACGGAACGATTACGGCTCTTGGAGTCACCAAGCGTCAGCAGGTATGCGCCCTAGAGATATGGTGTGAGCTTTTTGCTAAGGATAAAGGCGCTTACACAGCGTTTAATTCTAAGGAGATAAACAGCATGCTTGACCACATAAAGGGCTGGAAGCGGCTTGCAAAGCTTAAAAAATTCCCTAAACCGTATGGCCCCCAAAGAGGATTTATCAGGGAGTGATATTAACCACGTATAGGGTAACAAGGCGGGTAACAAGAGGTAACAAAGGTAACAAGCTAACTATATGTAGGGTAACAAGGTAACAAAAGTAACACGATTTTACAAACTTATTTTTGATTAGAGGGTTTTAGAGGGTAACAAAGGTAACAAGAGGTAACAAGGCTTGTTACCTCAAAAAAGCCTTTATTTATGGGCTGAAACGCCCAAAGGTAACAAGGTAACAAGATTTTCCTTATAACTTATAAATTAGGGGATATATGAGGGACAATACACACGTATCACATCCCTAAACGCGTAAAGTTATACGCGCGCGTAGAGTGTTACCTTGTTACCTTTACAGATTTGGAGGTATAGATATGCAGGAATTTAAGAATCCAGAATTTATCGTCTTTTTAAAAACTGGTGCGAACACGGTAGCTCAGGTCGTAATGACACAAAATCAAAAACGCACACTCAGTATCACGCTCAGTGCGATACTCGATCAGCCTATAAAGCTGGCGCCGGAAAAAATCGCACTCTATGATGGAGGTATCGACTATGGGCTGGCAGAGCACGACAAAGACTGACCCAGAGAGACAGGTCGAAAAATATCTTGTAGACAAGGTCCACAATCTTGGTGGTATTGCGTGGAAATTCACGTCACCCGGTACCGCAGGTGTACCAGATCGGATCGTAGCCCTGAACGGCATGATATGCTTCGTTGAGCTCAAGCGCCCTGTAGGCGGCAGGACTTCCGACATGCAAAAATGGAGGATCAAGCAGTTGCACGATCAGGGGCAGCACGCCTATGTGCTAAAAAACAAAGACCAGATCAATTACCTCATAGAGCATCTTATGCGAGGGGAATATCCATCGTGAAGTATCATCCGCATGAGTATCAGCTAAAGGCAGAGCAGTGGATATTAGAGCACGATAAGTGCGGTCTCTTTCTCCCTATGGGGATGGGCAAGACGAGCATTACGCTTACAGCCATAAGCGACCTCATGTATGACTACTTTCGTGTCCGTAAGGTGCTCATCATCGCCCCGATCAGAGTAGCAGATGCCACATGGCCTGCGGAGATAAACAAATGGGATCACACAAAGGGTTTGACGTATGCGAAGATACTAGGAGACCGTAAGCAGAGACTTGCGGGCTTAGCTCAGGATGCGGACGTATATCTTATCAATCGCGAGAATGTGCAATGGTTAGTTGAGCAATGCGGTAGGCGGTGGCCGTACGACATGGTGGTGATCGACGAGCTGTCCAGCTTTAAAAATCCAAAGGCGAAAAGGTTTAAAGCGATAAAGCGGGTACTCCCAAAAGTAAAATATTTTGTTGGCCTTACGGGGACACCGGCCCCAAAGGGACTTCCAGACCTGTGGCCTCAGGTCTATTTGATGGACCAGGGGACAAGGCTTGGTAAGACACTATCAGCTTTCCGTGATAGATATCTCAGACCTGGCAGATCAAACGGCCATGTGATATATGAGTGGCTCGTGCAAGCTGGAGCTGAGGAGCTGATTTATAAAGCGATAGGGGATCTATGCATGAGCTTAAAGGCAGAGGATTGGCTAAAAATGCCGGAGTGCCAATATATAACACATGAGATAACATTGCCAGAGAAAACTATGCGACAATACCATCGCTTCAAACACGAGAAGATCATAGAGCTCTGCCCAGATGGTATCATAACCGCAGCCAACGCAGGAGTAGTGACCAATAAGCTGCTACAGTTTACCGCGGGCGCTGTGTACGATGAGGAGCGTCAGGTCCAGCAGCTGCACGATGCAAAGCTGGATGCCTTAGAGGATCTAGTAGAGGCCGCTAATGGCAATCCAGTTATGGTCTTTTATTACTTCAAGTTTGATTTTGAGCGAATCCGCAACAGATTTTCAGACCTAAAGATACGGACGATCGAAAGCGAGCAGGATGTCGCAGATTGGAATGACGGTAAGATCGACATGCTGCTTGTGCATCCTGCATCTGTCGGACATGGGCTAAACTTACAGCATGGAGGCTCTACGATCATTTGGTATACGCTGCCTAATTGGGACCTAGAGCTCTATCAGCAGGCAAACGCTCGGTTATACAGGCAGGGTCAGAGCAAAACGGTCATGATATATCACATCATTGCAAAGGGCACGGTGGATGAGGCAATGATGCAGGCCCTTAATGATAAAGACGTTTCACAAAGAGCGCTCATCGAGGCGCTGAAAGGAGATTGACATGCGCAAAAAAGAGTTTTATATCCTTGTTAAGGTGGCTGGAGAGAGAGAACAGTTATGAAGGTTTCGGGTGAAATAATCTCTATTGGTGATAAACAGCTGGGTATACACAGGGCAGAACATCCTGATAAATTAAGAAAATGGGACTATGTTTTAACAGATATAGATACCGGCTTACGGATTCGATGCTTTGCCAGAAAATGCGAAGCCATGGCATTCGCCAATGGACCAGATATCCCCATACTATTTACCCGTGTGCAAGAAGATAAGTGGTACAAAGATGCACAATCTCTCATAGAGGCGCTGAAAGGAGATAGCAGATGAAAAACGCTGAAAAGTATGCTAAACAGATTGCAGAGGTGATCTCGGAGGACACAGGATGCTGTACCTGTACAAAGTTTGGAGCTAGTCTTAGTCATTATGACGGAAGCATAGTTTGTGATGCTTGTGCTATCAGTGGGATTTGCAATAGTGTTGATAAACTAGAAAAATGGCTATTAGAGGAAGACACCAGAGGACATGGAAACGCGCAGGCACCAGGGAGCAACAGTCTATGAGTATTTATTTGACACTAGACCCGGAGCGAGAGGTAATCAAACGGCTGCGTAGGATAGATGGGCTTCGCGAGTTATTACGTGATGCAAAGGCAGAGCTAGAAATCGTTGAGCAGCGCAATCCTCTCGTATCCTCAAAAGGCTCAGGGGATCGTGCAGGAGGCCACAACAGCGGAGGGGGTAGGAGTAACCCTGCAATGGTCCTTAACGCTCAGGAAGCGGCCTTACGGGCACGGATAGCGGAGTATGAGGCCGTCTTAAGCGACCATAATCGCGGCTGGGCAAAGCTCTCACCGGAGCAAAAAAATTATCTTAGAATCCGCTTTATGACAGCAGGTGGATGCAAGCAGGTCCATGCAGCGAGATCAATCGGATGCAGCGAGCGACAGGCACGACGCTTAGAAACTGCAGCGATTAGGATAATGGCCTCCGAAGTGACGAGAGTGTGATCCTTGTCCGGTTTGTGGCCGGTTCGTGGCCGCTAAAGTACGGAAAACCGTGTTATAATAATATCGTGGAATTGTGCAAAGAGGCACAAGGCTACGACAATTTCTGTGTCAAAGCCTCATAAGAGGCTGGCGCATCTTAAATCCCTTTCTGAGTTTTTGTCCAACTTACAGGAGACCCTTAGTCTAAAAGCTGAGGGTCTTTTAAATTAAAAAGGAGGTGGAGCAAATGGGAATAAAAATGTTCAAGACTCCCGAGGAGCTGCAGAGAGCCTGGGAGGATTATAAACGCAGCTGTGACTGTAGACGTGTGACACGTACAGAGTTTTCGCCCAAGCTTGGGCAGTTCTGTACGCAGGACGTACCCTCAAGTGTCACCTATACGATAGAGGGCTTCTGTGTGCATGTGCACTTAGCACGCTCAGCGTTTTACAAGCACTATGATGGCACTAAGCGATATCAGTCCGTCGTGGATCTGATGCGCGAAGAGTGCGAAGTAGATGCGCGAGAAAAATTTGAGACGGGTGTCCTGCCTGCTCAGCTTGCAGGCCTGTGGATGAGTCGTCATGGATATACGACCAAGACTGAGGTGCATGATGAGTCAGCTCAGAAAAAGTCTATGGACAATATCGAGAGCATGGTTAAGCAGCTGAGTGAGGTCGAGGATGACGACGTCGCAGAATGATGATAAGCCTCTAGTCATACTATCACCTAAGTTCAAGGCATTCCTAAGGACGCGGGCAAGCGTTGAGTTTCTGGAGGGCACAACGGCGGCAGGTAAGACTACAGTCGGTATCCCTAAGTTTATGACACGGGTCGCTGAGAGCAGCAAGAGGATACACCTACTCTGTGCCAAGACCATAGGGATCCTAGAGAAGAATATCCTGAACGGTGACGTAGGTCTTCTGGCGCAGTATCGAGGAGTTGCGGAGTACAACTCTAACGGCGGCGGTGATGTTCGGCTGCCTCACATCGCTTATCAGACGCCAAATGGCGAGAAAATCATATACTTGGCTGGATATGGTGATCGGACGAAGTGGCAGGATGTACTAGGTGGCCAATATGGCTGTGTGATGATTGACGAGATCAATATCGCAGACATAGAGTTTGTGCGTGAGATATTCCACCGTCGTGAATACCTGATCGCCACACTCAATCCTGATGATCCAGGACTGCCAGTATATGAGGAGTTTATCAACCGTAGTCGGCCCCTCAAGCGTTACGTAGGGGACTATCCTGCAGAGCTGCTACATCAGATATGCGCGGAAAAGGTAAAAGGCTGGATACACTGGTATTTCACTTTTTATGATAACGCAGCACTTACGCTTCAACAGATCCAGGACAAGATCGACTCTGTGCCTAAGGGTACTAAAATGTTTAAAAACAAGATACAAGGACTCAGAGGACGTGCGACCGGTCTCGTGTTTGACTTGCTCGATAAGCACATTATCACAGCTGAGCAGGCAAAAAGATTTTCGTATGTGCAATTTTCCTGTGGCGTGGACACATCATATTCAAGGCGTAGTGATGACACCATCGCTTTTATTTTTACCGGAATTACACAGGAGCGTATCAAGGTGACGCTGGCTGAGGAGGTCTACAATAACAGAGACATCGTGCGCCGAGGTGGCAGAGCATTAGCCCCATCTGACATACCTCCTTTACTCGTGGCATTTCTGGAGCGCAATCGTAAGCGCTGGGTGCCTGGAGGCGATGCGTATGCAAGAGACGTCTATATTGACAGCGCAGATCAGGCCACTCTTAACGAGTGTCTCAAGTACAATGACGAGGTCGGAAGCCTGTACGACTTTTACAATAGCTGGAAAAAGCTCACTATAATTGACAGGATCCAACTGCAACAAGGCTGGATGAAGCCAACTACGGAGCCTGAAATCATAGAGGGCGTACCGGTATATGCAGATTATCTCATCGTCGATGAGTGCACTACGAACATACATGAGCTTAATCTGTATAGCTGGAAAGAGGATAAGAATGGGACTAAACCTAAGAGCGAGCCGGAAGATGCAAACGATCATACGATCAATGCGGACCAGTACAGCTGGATCCCGAATAAACAAATGATAGGCCGGATGGAGGTGAAACGGTGAAGATAAATGAAACAGTGAAGCATAAGCTGCGTAATTGGCTAGAGATTGACAAGGGAATGAACCCACTCACGATCACTGTGCTGGAAACGATGGATTTTGAGGCAAACGCATTTAAAAACGCAATGTGGTATCGAGGAGATCCCACGGAGTTGCACCAATTTTACACGCAGTACGACGATATGATGGGGAATACGAGATTCTGGCAGGCAGTAGCAACAAATGGAGTGGATTTTCGTAAGATTCATACCGGACTCCCAGCCTTGATGGTCGATACTTTAGCTGATATCGTTTTCGACGATATGAACGCTAATAAGTTTGATAACTTAGAGGCGCAAGAGCGCTGGGAAGACATGGAGAAGCACTTCCCGGATGATTTCTTCAAGGACTCCTTCCGTCAGGCTATGTATCTAGGCGATGGAGCTGTAAGGTTTGTGTACGATCCTAAGGTTTGCAGGTACCCCATTCCTGAGTTTTTTCCGGCCTCTGAGGTGGGATATATCCGGCGCCGTGGCTATATCAAAGGTGTAGTGTTTAAGCTTAAGCGCACTTATAAGGACCGAGAGTATGAGCTGCGTGAGATACACACGGACAGGGGGATCGACTATGAGCTAATCAACCCTGAGGGCGAAAAGGAGAATCTGTTAGACTTTCCGGATCTGCAAGGGATAAAGCCTTTACAGCATAGCGCAAGATTCATGACAGCCATCCCTATTGTTTTTGGTAAATCTCCGAAATATAGAGGGCGGGGAAGGTCATTGTTTGATGGTAAAGAGGATGCTTTTGACAGTTTTGATGAGGTTTACTCGCAGTGGATAGAGGCCTTGAGAGATAACCGTACTAAGACATATATTCCTGAGCAAATGATCCCTAAGGACCCAAAGACCGGCATGCTGCTTAAGCATAGCCCGTTTGACGGTCGCCACGTTGTGGTAAGAGGACAATCTGGGGCTGAAGCAAAGGCGCCAGCTATTGTTGTGGCACAAGGAGAGCTTGACGCAGAGGGTCTCCAAGCATCGTTCTCGGCAGCGCTCGATCAATGTCTGCAGGGTATCATTAGTCCCTCTACGTTGGGTATCGATGTTAAAAAACTCGATAACGCAGATGCCCAACGCGAAAAGGAGAAAGCAACGCTGCACACACGAAACAAGATTATCAAGATTGCTGAGAAGATCGTCCCACAGATTATTGCCTCGGCGTTGCATATCATGGACATGGCGGAGCATAGACCATACAAGGATTATGACATAGGCTGCTCTTTTGGGGAGTACGCCAACCCCTCGATGGAGTCCGTTGTTGAGACTGTGGGCAAGGCTAAGCAATATGGCGTTATGTCAAACGAGACAGTAGTCGAGGAGCTCTATGGTGACAGTAAAAAGGATGACTGGAAGGAAGCGGAGGTCAAGCGCCTCAATGAAAAAGACGGGCTGCTAAAAGAGCCACCAGGCATAAATGAGTTTGACGAGCTGGGTGGTCAAGAACCCATTGAGGATGATTACACTTGAAAAAGGAAAAAGATCCATATGCTTTGAGGGACTTATTCGCGGAAATGGAGCTAGAGCTAATGGCCTCTTTAAGACGCAATTTTATCAACCATAAAATGGAAGAGCAGGCACGAGGCTTTAGCTGGGAAATGTGGCAAAAAGCCAAGCTTAGAAATCTGCAAGAGTACCACAAGGAGACAACCAGCGTCATATACCGATTCCGTAAGCGTATAAGCACAGCAATCGAGCAAGTACTGCGCAATCACTTTAGTGTCGGTGTGCGAAAAGCTGATATCAAGCTGCCACAGGATAGAGCTAACACAGGGCTTCCCGGTGAAGCACCGCCACAAGAAACGCAGTTTTTCGGCATGAATAAGAAAAAGCTCGACGCACTTATCAAGTCAACAAAAAATGACTTTGAGGATGCGCAACAAGCCGTATACCGCAGGATGGATGATGTGTACCGCCAAACAATCTTTAAGACTGAGTTTCAGCTGTCCAGCGGGGCTATATCACTTGGTAAGGCAATCGACAAGGCTACGGAGGATTTCCTGGCAAAAGGTATTGACTGCATAGTCTACAGTAACGGTCGTCATGTCAATATTGCAGACTATGCGGAAATGGCTTTGCGCACAGCAAGTCACAGAGCAACATTACTCGGTGAGGGCAGCAAACGCGATGAATTAGGTGTGCACATGGTCTTTGTATCAGCTCATGCAAACGCCTGTAAGCTTTGTTTACCTTGGCAGGGACAAATACTTATTGATGATGTTTTTAGCCATCCTAGCAAGGAGTATATAGCGAGATACAAGGATAAGTATAAGCTACTGTCCGATGCTATTAAGGCGGGGCTTTTGCATCCTAATTGCCGACACACGCTTGCGACTTACTTTGAGGGCGTGACAAGGTTGCCAAAACCACAAGATCCGGAAAAGGCTCTGGAGAATTACAACAATGAACAAAAACAGCGGCAACTAGAACGCGAGATCAGAAAGCGTAAAAGGATACTTGCTGGAACTGTGGAGGATGGAGACCGAAAAGAGGCAAGAGCTAATCTGAGACAGGCTCAGAAGAACCTTAGAGACTTTTTGGAGGAGCATCCTGAATTTAAGCGCAACCAACGCAAGGAGAAAGTGCATAGGATTGATACGAAATTATCGTCTGCATTGAATAATTTTGATGAGAAGGCATTGCATGGATTGGACGAACGTACTATACTGGAGGTGGATAAAGCACTTACAAAAATTTATAAAGAATACCCGCATTTAAAAGGGATTGTTAGCGAAGTCAGGCTAATTGATAAAGGCACTGCAGAAGCTGAGCTTGATATACAAAATAAAGGTCTTAAAGTGTCATTGGGCATAAATAAAAATCTTACGCTAGAAAATGCGTCCAGTTTAACAAAAAGGCTGTATGAGCAGCATAAATGGACAAAAAAACCAGGTATTGAAGGAATCATACGACATGAGATGGGACATATATTAAATTATGACTACTATATACGTAAAAATGAGCTCGAGTATGGTAAACCGTACGGGGATGTATCTTTGCAGAAACTTATAAATGATCTTGAGGAAAATCAGTTAGCAACAGAATTAAGAAGCGAAACATTGAAAAGGCTTGGTGTAGAAGATTCAAATGATAATGTGTCTGGGTATTTTAGTGAATATGCGGTACAAAAATCAATGACGAGGGACGGTGAATTTTTCGCAGAAGCATTTTCCGATTATTCCGATACCAATGCAAAATATATTTTTATGGAATTGTTGAAAGAGAGGATGAAGTGACATGTTATTTGCGCCACCTTTAGAAATTCTTGATCTTATCGAAGATGTTTATGATGAAGAAGGATATATTCTTGGAGAAAGGATTTCTGAATTAGCTACACCAGAGCAGCAAAAACTGTTTGAGCAATATCAAAAAGACTGTGAAGATATAAAAAGACGCTCCTTTAGAGTGGATTTAAGTGACAGAACTTACAATCCAGTTGACGGATGGAAAATAAAGTAGTTGTTAAGCACTCATAAATTGGGTGCTTTTTTAGTGGCGAACCCACAAAGGAGATTGTAATGAAGCTGAGTGAAGTAGTTGAGAATTTATTAAAAGCGAAGAAACATGGATTACCCGGATTTGTAGAAGTGACGATTCCAGGCCAAAGTGACACAGAATTCATTGTGAATAAGCCTGAATCGATTATCGATAAGATCGAGTATTACAAAAAGACATATGATGAGAGTGGCGTTCACATGCATTGTAGTGACATTAAGATTGTTGATGCTGGAGCGTTTGAATGGGACCGGTAGATAAAACATGTATCACCATGCTTTCATAACAAAGACTAGAACATATTACAGTAAAGGTTGCAGGGTTGTGAAATATCACGATACCTGCATTTTTTGTGGCCGCAAGTCGGCAGAAAGGACCAGCTATGTGAATGACCCACCCAAGAGAAAGCTCCCGTATTTTGGTGAGCATTTAAAATAGTCCGTTTCGGTGCTGTGGACTGTAAATAAAACGCTGCGAGGCAATCGGTGCCGTTAAGCCGAGGGAGGTAAAAAAGATATGAGTGACGACGAAAGAAAAGAGCAAGAAGAAACAACAGAAAAGGAACAGGTGAGCAAGGCTTTTGGTAACGAGCCAGAGAAACCGGAGGCTGAGGAAAATACTGATCCGAAACCTGAAAACACAGATAAGGGCAAGCCCGAAAAAGAGAACCCTGAAAGCGATAAGGGCGCACCTGCGGAAAAGAAAACATATACACAGGCAGAAGTCGATGCCATGCTGGCAAGGGCGCGTAAAAAGTATCAAAAGGGAGTTACAGACGAAGCACCTGCAGAGGGCGAACCGGAACAACCTGAGGAAAGCGCTGCGACCAGTATTCCGATGGATAAATATATCCGGGCAGAACTGAAAGGATCTATGGCTATGTTTGATATCGCCGCCAAAAAACTTGGGCGCGCGGCTATGCTAATCGAGCCAGAGTCTGTGATGGAGAACGGGGTCTACTCCGAGGAGAAGGCAAAGCAGGAGATTGAGAAGCTGCTGCAGGAATGGCCAGAGCTTAAACGTGCGGAGGTAGGCTCTGAGAATAATGATTTTAGTTTCGGAGCTCCGCGGCAGGACGAGAATGCCGAAACGACAACAGCGACTAAAGTGTCGCAGATATTTGGAAATAAATAGGAGGTAATGAAATGACTACACCAAACACAGTAAATTATGTAACACAGTTTGAGCGCGAACTGCTGCAGAAGTATAGCAGAGAGCTGATGACTGCAGAAATGACAACCGAGCATGTAAGATTCATCAATGCAAATACCGTGAAAATCCCTTTTATCGAATTGGCAGGTTATAAAGACCACAGCCGTAATGGGGGCTTTAACCGACAGGCAGTTAAAAATGATTTTCAGACTTTCGTTCTGAAATTTGATCGTGACGTTGAGTTTTTTGTTGACCAGATGGACGTTGATGAGTCCAACAATGCACTCATTGCAGCCAATGTCACGAATGAGTTTGAAACGCAGCAGGCAATCCCTGAGACCGATTGCTACCGTATTTCTAAGTGTTATGCTGAGTTTAAGGAGCACGGAGGTGCGCCGGACACAACAGCGCTCAGCAACGAGAATATTTTAGAGGTTATTGATAATGCAATGATGGCAATGACCGAGGCGGAGGTACCGATCGAGGGGCGTATCCTGTACGTGACGCCAACTATGGAGAAAAATATCAACGAAGCCAAGGAGATCCAGCGCTATATCAGCCTGAATCAGAATACAGGTAACGTCAACCGAAAAATCGTTAATCTGGATGGCTTGAAAATCAAACCTATTTTATCCGCACGTATGAAGACGATCTATGACTTTACAGACGGATGCAAAGCAGGAGCGAATGCAAAACAGATCAACATGATCCTCTTCCACCCTAAGTCTCTTCTGGCATGCGACAAGCACCAGTATATCAAGCTCTGGCCGGAAGGAACACACACGCAGGGAGACGGGTACCTGTATCAGAATCGTAAGTACGGTGACTTGTTCGTCATTCCAAACCGTGTACAGGGCGTTTATATTAACGCCGAAGCAGAAGCATAGGAGGTGATTGATATGTCGGTGATTTATGCAATTAAAGGAAATCGCGAGGAGCCCATTTCCGCAGAACAGAAAGGGGCTTTTTTGGCAGCAGGGTATGACGTTATTGAAAATGGCGTGAGAACTTGCTCGCCTGCTAAAAAGATAAGTCTCGCTGAACACAATAAAGTTGTAGAAGCCTACAAGGCCCTACAGGCTGAGCACGATAAAACACTCGCAGAAAACGAAGCCCTCAAATCTGAAATTGAGGCACTGAAAGCAAAGTATGAAAAGACTACAAAGAAATAGGTGATTAAAATGTATGTAACACCTGAATACTACACCGCTGATTACAGCGGTAACCTCATATCACAAGATGAGCTACCCAAGGCCTTAAAAGATGCGGAGTACAGCATCGACCACCTTTGTTTTGGCCGCATTAAGGGTAAAGGTTACAGCAATCTCTCACCCTATCAGCAAGAGCTCATACGCCGTGCTGTCTGCCTGCAGGCTGATTATATTAAGCAGTATGGCCCATATATCAATAGCCCGTTAAAAGGCTATAGTGCAGGCAGCACAAAAGTCGAGATGGCCAATGTAACTTACGGTGGTATCAGCACTACGCAAGAGATAATCAATCTCTTAGAGGACACAGGATTGCGATGTCTGGTGTTGTGATTGCAAGCCCCTTTCCTTTCCCGGATTGGGAGGCCACGACACACGTTGTCGTCTATCAGGAGCAGGACACGGAGGACCAGGGGCCTATTGAGACTATTATCTATGATGGCTTGGCGATTTACGATGAAAAGGCAAAGACTGTATACAACAAGGATAGCAAGCAGATAACCCTCAGTGGCATGCTTATCATACACGGTGATGTACAGGCCTTGGAGGGGAAAACGGCTTTCCAAGGCTTGGTGCAGATAGGCGATGAGAAAAAACAGATATACGCAGTCAGAAAGCCGAGGTTGCTTGGCGTAATCTATAGCACAGAGATTGACTTACTGTGAGAGTTAAGAGCGTAAAAGTTAAAATCAATCGCGATGCTATAGCACGGCTGAACAAGGCCAAGGAGAGGGCTCTGGAGCTGACTGCGGAGGCAATGCTCTCTGATATCAAAAGTCGCGCTGTTGTGCCGAAAGACATCGGGGACTTAGAGCAGAGCGGGATTGTCGATAAAGGGCAAATAAGCACAAAGTTTATTGCGGCTATTGTATTTGATACACTTTATGCACGCAGGTGGTATTATAACCTTTCTTTTGTTGATAAAAACGGCAAAGAGCACCAGCCTGC